TGTTCGGATCCGCATAGCCCCGGGCTGAGGCGCCGATCCGGTAATACCGCGCAAGTCCCCGCACCGAAAGTGGGAGGTCGATTTGCTGGACCGTGCGGTCCAGAAACACCACACGGGACCCCACAGGCCAGTTTGGCGGCATAATCCCGTCCGTGCCCTGCTGACCCCTTAACCGAAAGCTAAGGTCATAGGTAAAGGGCGCCACCAACACCGCATCGACGTATTGGAACACTTCCCAGGTGCGCCCATCCCCTGCGCCGATGGCCGCCACATTCGCGCCGTTCAGAACGGCCTCCATAGTCGCACTCGACAAGGCGCCGACCGTCAGGCGTACTCGCAACGGTGCTCCGCGATCCAGTAACCCGGGCCGCGCAGCATCGAGCGGGGTTTCCGTCAATCCCATCAACGCCGGCGCCGCAATCACCCGGTTCACTTCGTAGCCCGCATCACTGCTGGCCGCCCAGACGGTGGCAGATCCCGGCCATGGTTGCGCCGCGATGGCGACATGCGGCGCGTGCGGCACCTCGGTCCCGGTAAGCAATGGCAGGTCGAGAAACACCGGAAAGACCGGCACCGGCGCCACGAAGGGCCGCACGGGAAGCGGCGTATCCTCCGCCTCGACTGCGCTGTAGATACCCGGCTCTACCCGAACGGCATCGACCAGATGGCTCTCGCCCAGCTCTAACCGGTCGATCCGATACCGCGCATCCCCGATCTCCACCACATCCCCTGCACCAAGCGCAAGGCGTGATCGGGGCAGCGCAAAGCGCGCAGTATCGCGTGCAACGCGCGCCTCAGCCAGCCAGCGCTCGGCCACGGACCGGGCTTCCGATGGCAAAAGAACCATCGGCAGCTCACTTTGCGAGACACGCAGCGACGTCTCATCCGGAAAGCTGGCTTCGGCAAAGCGCAGGTCATACTGCCCTTCCGCTCCAACGAACCCGACGCGAACCCGTCCGGAAACCTCCGCCTCCGGCTCCCGGATCGCTTCTATGGCGCCCGCGACATCGTCGGTCAGCGCCATCTGCCCCGCCTCCAGCACCACGATCGCCTCCCCCGTCCTGGGGGAAAAGCGCAAGACTCCGTCCCGCTCGTTCGCATCAAAGCCGTAGGCCAGCATCAAGGGCTGCAGCGCCGCGCGCACAGTGCCCACCTCGGGCAACGCATAGCCGCGAACCACGCCATAAAGACGCGACACATCTACCGCTCCCTGACCCACCTCGGCACAAATCTCGGCTACCACTGCGGCAAGTGACTGATTAGTGATCCGCCCGTTGATCCAGTGACCACGGCCAAAGTTCTCGCCATCCCCCCAGACGCTGATCTGCGCGGGAAAATCCGGAAAGGGCCGGGTGTCCCAGGACCAGACAAAGGCATGCCCCATATCCACCATCGGCGCGCCGGTCACGCGCGACGCCGGGTTGTTTGCTGCATCCGAGAAGAAATCCTGATAGGCTCGCAGATACTGCATCTGGATCAGGTCGTCACGCCGCCCGGTAGAGGCGCGCGGCAGAGACGACTCCGACGACTTCGGATCGAGAAAGACGTTGGGCTGGTTTGTCCCTTTATCGACCGCGCCGCAGCCATATTCGGTAAAGCGAAAGGGCTTCGACTCCGGCACCCACGTCGTAGGCACCAGCCCGCGCACACCACCCACCCGGTTGAAATGCTGGTTCGACCACCAGCTTTTCAGGTCCTTGTTACGAAACACCCAAGGTTCGCCATAAGCCCCATCCGTGATGGGGATGCGCCGTTGCGCAACTGCCGCTTGGGCGCTGTCGTAGTACCAATCGAACCCCTCACCGCCCGCAATGTTCGCCTTGAGGTAGTCGAGGTTGTAGATCGTGCCCCAGGCCTCATCCGCATGGCCCGGCTCGTCCCGCCAATCCGAAAGCGGCACGTAATTGTCGATCCCCACAAAGTCGATGTTGGCGTCCGCCCACAGCGGATCGAGGTGGAAATAAAGATCGGCACCCACATGGTAGCCAAAATACTCTGACCAATCAGCCGCATAGCTGATCTTGACTCCGACCCCGAGGATACCCCGCACGTCCGCCGCAAGCTGTCGCAAAGCCTCCACCGCGGGAAAGCTGTTCGCCGCCCCGCGAATTTGCGTCAGCGACCGCAGTTCTGATCCGATGCAGAAGGATTCCACCCCGCCCGCCAGCGCGCAGAGGTGGGCATAGTGCAGGATGAAACGCCGGTAGGACCATTGCGCGGGGCCGGAATAAGCAATCAGCCCACCCGACACCGAGAAATCCGAAACTGCTGCCGTCCCGAAGAACGCGGCCACCTGTGCCGCCGCAGCTGCCGTCCCATCCACGCTTCCTTGCCGTCCGGGTGCCACGGCCAGCGAGATCCGACCACGCCAAGGCAATGCAGGTTGGCCCGCAATTCCCGTCCAGGGGTCGGGAAGGCTGTTGCCCACCAGCTGCTCCATCAGCAGGAAGGGGTAGAACATCACGTCCTTGCCCGCAGCCTTCAGTGTAGCCATCGCCTCCAGCACCGCCGCATCTGCAGGCGTGCCACCATATATCGACCGGCCCGCAACGCGCGGCACCTCCTGCGCTTGTGCGCGCGTGATCCCCCCCGCACGCCAGGGCATCCCCGCCCCCTCGAACGCCGCATCCTCCACCTTCGGCTGCGTGAGGCAACTGCCACAGCGCAGATCGTCTCCAAACCACGAAACCACCAGCGCCACCGCCGCGCACCGCGGCGCCTGCGTCTCCAGCTGTTGCAATGAAGTGGCAAAGTCCGTCAGCCCAGAGGGGGAATGCACATTGGCCGAAAGATAGACCCCCGCGTCCTTCTGATAATGCACCGGAGTTGTCGCGAGTCCGTATTCCCCTGTCCCGGGGATCAATGCGACACCCCGCACCGCATCGACCAGGTCCGCGCCCGCATGTGGCGCCGCACGGCGGATTACTTCGAAAGTGAATTGCGGGACGCGGTTGCCATAGGGGGTAAGGTCCAGATCCTCGATCATCACATAGGCAAGTCCGCGATAGGCAGGCGCAAGCCCCGGGCCTTCGATTGCAGCAATCTTGGGGTCCGGCAATTGCGTCTCACTGCCGGTGTAGACGCGCAGGGCCAAGTCCGACGGCGCAATTTCAGCGCCATCCGCCCAGACCCGGCCCAGCCCCAGAATCTCGCCCCGGCACAGCGCCACGGCCAGGCTCACCGAATAGCTGTATTGGCTGACCCCCGGCTTCGCCGTGCCCTTGCCGCCCCCAGTCCGTGTCACGTCTTCAAGAAACTGCGTGGCCCAGATCACCTGCCCCGCCACCCGCATCCGTCCCCAGATCCGGGTAATCGCATCGCCCTCTCCGGCTCCGGTCAATTGCAGGCGGTTGACCCGGCCCACCTCGACCGGCTCAGATCCTGCACCCAAGATGCGCTGGTCCAGCACACGCCCGACCGTGGCACCCACAGCGCGTCCGATCACGGCCCCCGAAAGCCCCAGCACCGTCCCGCCAAAGCCCGAGCCTAGGGCCGTGCCCGCGGCAGATAGCAGCAAGGTTGCCATTCACATCACTCCAATAGGGAAGGCGAAACGCGCCACGATCCGTCGCGACCACGGCGCAGAAAGCGGGCTTTCCATCACGGAATGTCCGCTATAGGCGTGAATGAACATCGGTTGAGCCCCACAATCGGACTGGATGCCCAGGTGCTTGGCGACGAACCCCGCACGCATCCGGAACAATAGCACGTCTCCCGGAGTGGGATCCGCAAGCGGTTTGGTCACCAGCCACTCCCGCGCCGCAGCCAGAAGCGGCTCGCCACGATCAGACTCGGCCCAATCGGCAGTATAAGCAGGGACCGGCGCGGGCTCCCGCCCGACCACCTCCCGCCAGACACCGCGGATCAGGCCCAGACAATCTGCCCCCGCCCCCCGGCAATGCGCCTGATGCACATAAGGCGTGCCGATCCAGCCGCGCGCCGTCGCAACCACGCTCATTGCGAACCGCCAAAAAGGCTGCCACCCGTATAAGCGCCCGAACCGCGCGGATAGCTGGAAAGCCAGTCATCCCCCGGCAGATGCGGAAAGCCGCGAAAATTGAGGAAGTTGGCAAACTTCGTCCGACAGCTGGCGGCCCGCTTGTCGCAACCCGCCTCGATACGGACCTGGTCGCCGGGTGCCACCTCACTGCGGATAGACTGCCACAACTCTATCCGTCGCCCCGCGCCGACCGTCACATCCCGCTTGACCTGGCCCACAATGCCGGCAGACGCGCCACTCAGCACCACCAATCGCCCCCGCTCGAACCAACGGTCGTCGAACCCGGCGAGTTCGGCAAAATCGAACCGCTGTGCCCCGGTCACCTTCTCCACCACCCGCTCGATGAAATAGCCGGATTGTATCAAGTCGAACCCGCAACGCTCGTCGCCAAGTGTGGCGGCGCAGGTTCGCAAGTATGCAGCACCCTGCGTCTGGTTCAGGCTTTCCGTCAGGCCCCGCAACTCGGCGGTAAAGGCCCCTTCCGCCCGGCTCACCTCTCCCACAGTGCCACGGAACTGCATCACCCGCTGGTCCGGCGCGGCCCAGTTCACCAGCCATGCCTCAACCTCTGCGCCGTCATAGCGTCCGGCCATAAGATCGGCTTCGGTCACCGCCTCGGCATTCAGTGCGCCCAGCACCTCGGTGTTGTCGACCGCAAGCCCGGTCGTCTGCTGCAACGCCCGTGTCGTCAGGCCACTGTCGGGAAGATAGATCACCCCTCCCAGCACCAGCGCGCGGTCATGGTCGGTGAACCCCAGCGTCACCCCATCCACCCGCCGCACAAGCCAGGCCCGGCAGGTCGTTGTGGCGCCGGTACGCAGATGGTCAAACAGCGCCGCACTCACAGCCGCACCTCAACCACCGGCACCGACGGCACCTCCCCCGCCTGAAACGACGCAAGCGAGGTCTGAATGCGGTCGGTATCGAACCGAACCGGCACATCGAACTCGAAGCCCGCCGTCACCCGCGTTCCCAGATCCGGCGGCACGTCAAAGGTCAGAACGCCCGTATCAAGGATTACCCCGAACTCCAGACCAAAGACTTTCGGGTCCGACGCCACCGCCGCGCTGACCGTACCGGACACCACCTTTCTGATGGTGCGAACATAGGTGTCCTCGCCCGAGACATAGGTCTTCGCCAGCTGAAACTCGCGCGTCACCCCATCCCCGATCCCGAGGAACTGATCCTCCGGCCCCGGTTCCTGCGTGATCGAGGAGGACCGGTAATCTGCCCAATCCTTCCAGCGAAACCCATGCAATTGTCCCCGCCGCGCCTCAAAGAACGCAATCGTCAGCTCCACATCTGCAATGCTGCGCAAACCGAGCCCCGCGTCATAGCGGTGCCGCGACTGCGCCCACGGGCTGTTGCGCTCTTCGAACCCGTTCACCAAGGTGACGATCTCGGTACGCCGTTCCGGCCCCCCCACCGACCCGAAGGACAGGTTCGCGGGGAATCTGATCTCGTGAAATGCCATCTGCCCGCCCTCACCGGTTCCGCTGTCCACGCGCCAGTGCCCGCGCCGCATGTGCGGCGATCTGGCTCTGGCTGCGTTGAAATCCCTGCACATCGGGAGTTGCGATGTTCATCACCACAGTGACGGCCCGACCACCCCCTGCCGTCAGCACGCCGAGCCGACCGTCCGGGCCACGCGCCAGCGGCATGATCGCCTCCGGACCCGCCTCTCCCATCAGCCCCCGTCCGCCTCGCATCGGAAAGCTCGTCGGCCCCGAAACCACGCCCCCCTTCGCGAAGGGCATCACCCGGCCTTGCGCGAAACTTTCACCCCTCTCGAAGGGCAACAACCCGGACAGAAGCGTGTTGACCCCACCGGCCAGAAACCCGCCAAAGGCGTTCTGCACCGGCTTCAGCGCCACGTTGTAAACCTGATCCGACATCGACTTCGCCACCATCCGCAGCGCGTCGCTCAGCTTCGCCCCGTCAAAGACCAGCCCTTCAAACGCCCGCCGCAAGCCCCCCCCGATGCCCGAGGCGAGCGTATTCACCTCGCGCCCGGTAAACAGCATCGTCTCCTGCATCCGCGCCAACTCTCCGTCAAAGGCCGCGACCACGGCGGCCGAGGCGCCCAGCTGCACCTCCAGCACCGCCAGCTGGTCCTGCAATGTCTCGAATTCCGACATATCCATCTCCCGCCCCTGCATCAGGAAAGGACGCGGCCAGTTCTGCCAGCCGCGCCCGCGTCAAGGGCTGGCTCTGCGCCTCCAGCCCCAGCATCATCCGCAATTCCACCGGACTCAGCCGCCAGAATGCTTCGGGCTGAAGGCCAAGGCCCCCGATCCCTGCCCGCATCAGACCCTGCCAGTCGATCCCGCTCATTCCTCGCGCGGCAGCGCAAAGGCCCGCGCCAGCAGTTCCGCCGCCACCCGCGCCGCCTCCAGCGTCCCGCCCCCGATCTCAACTGTCCGAAGATCGGCCGCCGTACCCTTCCAGCCGCCACCGCGCAGTCCCGCGACAATCAGCGCGAGCACGTCGCGGGTTGAAAACCGCCCTTGCTCGAACCTCTCCACCAGGTCGAACAGCGACCCCGTCTCCAGCGCCGCCTCCATTTCCGCCAACGTGCCCAGAGTCAGCTTCGCCATATGCGGCGTGCCATTCAGCCGGATCTCCACCTCGCCCGCCCAGGGATTTGCCATCAAGGAGTTCCCCATCAGATCGCCGTGAACCTCAGCAGCCCTGCCGAGGCGAGCGACAACTCATATGTCGCCTCGCCGTTGTGACTGCCCGCATACTCGATAGCGGTGATCTGGAACGCCCCCTCAATGACCCCGAAACTGGGGATGATCACCTGAAACAGCGGCACCTCCCCGTCAAAAAAGATCTGTCGTGCCCGTTCATCCGTGTTGGCATCACGAAACACGCCGGAGCCCGAGATTTCCGCCGACCGCACCCCAGCCCCGGCCAAAAGCTCGCGCCATCCGCCCGGGCTTTCCAGCGACGTGACTTCGACCTGCTCGGCGTTAAAGCTGATACGGCTTGCCCGCAGCCCTGCGATGGTTACGAACTGCCCGTCGCCGGTCAAATCCACCTTGATCAACAGATCCTTGCCGTTCTGCACAGCCATTGTCGTTCTCCGATCTGATTGTTAGCGGCCCCTCGGCCAATGTCCGCAGCGAAACCTTCGGCGCTACAGCTCCACTCTTGCGCGGAAGGTCATGTCGACCCGCCGCAGGTCGCCATCCCTCGACCGTTTCGCATCGGCCCGAAGAAACTGCAGCGCGACCAGATTGCCCCGCGACATGGTCAACGCCGCGTCACCCAGTAGATCGGCAATCTTCACCGCGATGGTCTTGGCCGCGAGGAACCCTTCGGTGTCGGCAATGACGCTGATCACCATCCTGTGCTCGGCCCCTGCGCCCGACACATCGGACTTGTCTGTCGCCTGCTCTGGCCCGATCAGCACAAAAGTGCCGGTGCCACTGGGTGGGACGGCATCAAAAATGTCCACCCCGACCAATTCCGGGGACAACGAAAGATGCGCGAAGATCGCCGCCTGAAGCGCTGCCGCCGCTGCATAACTCATTTCAGACGCACCTCCCGGGCAAAGCAGGTCAGATACCGCGCTTCGGCATCTCTCTCCGCCACCGCGAGGATCGAGAAGTTCCGGGTACCCTCCCGAAACCGCTGCCCCGCCACCGGTCGCGATGGTGCCGCGAACGGCGCACCTTGCACTGTGATTCGATATGGCACCGAGGTCAGCGTAACCTCTTCCCCCGGCACGTCACGGCCTGATCCGGGCAGCACCTCGGCCCAAAGCTTCCCCCGCTGAACCCAGCTTCGGGTAAACCCGCCTGCCCCGTCCGCCACCCGCTGGATCGCCTCCAACACCAAAAGCCGGTTCAGATTGGGTCCGCTCACGACGCGCCCCCGCCCAGAACACGCACCGTGCGCCAGCGCTCGATCAGCGCGACCACCGTTTGCGGCAGGCCGGCCACCCGCCCTTCTCCGTCATGTCGGCGCTCGTGGAACTCTGCCGCCAGCAGGAATACCGCTTGGGCAAGGTCTGCAGGCACCCCGCCCCAGGTTGCCGAATAGCCTGCGTCGAACCGCACTTCTGCCCGCCCGTCTGACGGCACCCCGGGCAAGAGAACTCCGACGGGAACCACCTTCGGGCGCTGAAAATCCGCGACAAGCCGGTAGGTTGACGCCGCCAGAACCGTCTGTGCCCCCGCCTTGTCGAACAGCGTGATCGACACGATGGCCGTCACCGGCGCCACCGGCAGGGTCTGCTCGCCCGGCCCGCGCCAATCCTCCAGCACAAGCCGGAACCGCCGCGCCAGAAGCACCTTGCCGATCCGTCCCTCGATGGTCGAGATTGCTGCGCGCAGATAACCCTCCACCAAGTTATCTTGCATGCCGTCATCGGAAAACCCGCTGCCAAGCCGCAGGTGATCTTTCATCCCCTGAACGGGCAGTACCGTACCCGGTACTGTCGTCTCTTCGAACAACATCATCATGGCTCTCCGGTAGCTGAAAGGGAAAGGCGCGCGCCGCGTGCCGCTCTGACGGAGGGGATAGAACCCGCCAGCACGAATGCCCCGGCGCGCGCCCAGACTGCGGACCCGCGCCCGCGTCCGGTCGACAGGCGCTGCCTCAGGTCACCGAAATCCGCAGCAGTTTGATCGCGGCAAAGTCGGTGACATCGCCGCCTACACGCTTACTGGCATAGAACAGAACGTTGGGTTTGGCAGAGAACGGGTCGCGCAGGATGCGCAGGTCCGGGCGCTCGGCGATCGTGTAGGCCGACTTGAAATCGCCAAAAGCGATGGCAAAGGCGTTGGCCGCGATATCCGGCATGTCTTCGGCAATCAGCACGCGGTATCCCATCAGCCGCGCAGGCTCGCCCGCCGCCAGACCGTCCGACCACAGGAACCGCCCGTCGGCATCCTTCATCTTGCGCACGGCGCCTGCGGTCTTGGAGTTCATCAGGAACGTGCCATTCGCGCGATAATCCGCCCCCAGCGCATAGACGAGGTTGATGATGCAATCCGCCGCGTTGGTCGTGGCGAAATCCGCCGCTGCCCCCGTCGGTACGTAGCCCAGGTTGCCCCAGGTCCAGCTCGCATTCGCTACCTTGGCAGGCAACAGGATGCCGCGCGGCTTGTCCACGCCATCACCATTGATGAAGGCCGCAGCCTCGGCCCGGATGAACCGTGTCGCGATCTTGCCCGCAAGCCAGCCCTCGACGTCAAAAGCACTGTCGTCCAGCAGACGCTGGCTTGCCTTCGGCATCGCCGACAGCTCATGCAGGCGGATCGAGATCCGCTCCAGCAGTGGCGTTGCAGTTTCGGCCTGCGCGCCGCTTTCCGTCGACCAGCCCGACCCCACTTCGCTGCGATCGATCAGCACATCGAACGATGTCGCATCCACCGTCACGATATTGGCCACGGCCCGGCGGCTCGAGGTCGACGTCAGCATCGAGCGGATCGTATCCGCCGTCTGCGGGTCCACCAGATAGCCGCCGTCCGCCGCAACCGTAGTGGACAGCGCCTTGCCCTCAGGCGCAAGACCACGCAGCCCGTCATCAGCGCCCGTGCGCAGATAGGCGTTGAACGCCTTGGCATGCGGCTGGTCCATCTCGGCACTCGCCGAAAGCGCGGGGCGCCCGTAGGTCATCGTCTTTGCGTTCAGCATGATCAGTCGCTCTTCCTGTTGTTTCAACGCGGTCTTCACTTCGATCTGAAAGCCATTGAAGGCGTTCAGAAATCTTGACATCGCGGATTTCGCTTCCGCGGCCGGTTCCAGGGCCTGGGGATCATCCATCCCGGCCCGAGCCTCTCTCTCGATCATTATCTTCGTCCTCGCTTGGGTCGACAAAAAGGCCTGGGCGCTACCGGCCCTCGGCCAGGCTCTTGCGCGCCTCTTCAAAAATCAGCGCCAGGCAGCGCCAGGTCTCGTCCATGCCGGTATCGGCCTTGGTTTGCACCCGCGCTTCAGTCAGCATCGGGAAAGTCACAAGAGACACCTCCCACAGCTCCAGTTCCGACAAGAGCCTGCGGCCTTTTCCGTCACGTTCCGCCTTTACCGTGCGATAGCCGATCGACAGTCCGTCAATCGCCCCCGCCGCCAGCAACGCAGCGGCTTCCCGGCCCCGCTCCAACTCCGTGAGGATCCGCCCCTTGACCCACAGGCCCGTCGCATCCTCCCGTACCTCGTCCCACACGCCGATGGGCTGGCGTGGATCATGCTGCCAAAGCATCTTGATCCGCCCGCCCGCGACCGCCAGCCGCTTCAGGCTGGCGGCATAGGCGCCCTTCATCACAACATCGCCGCCCTGATCCTTGCGCCCAAAGAGCGACGCATATCCCTCAACGACGTGCCCGTCCGTCACCGCCAATCCTGCTTCGGGGCGGTGATACTTCCGCTCCGGCGCTCCTTCATCCGTCATGCCTCACCTCATTGCCGCTTGAATCAAAGCCTCGGCCATCTGCGTCAGCAGAAAGGTCGCCACACCGCAAACGCCCAACCAGATGCGCTTTTCCAGCCGCTCGAGCACCGCGTCGATCTGCGCCAGACGATAGTCCAGCGCCGCCCATCGCTCCTCAGCCACCCGTTCGTTCGCCTCGATCCGGGCGGAAGCCACATCGAAACTGTCATATAGGAAGCGCGAACCGTCCCCGGGTTTCCGGGCCGTCATGCATCATCCGCCAGCTTGGGCAGACCGAGGGCCGCTCGCTTTTCAGCCACCGTCAGGAAGTCAGCTGCACCCACCCGCGTCCATTGCTGATCCCGCTCCACCGCCAGCGCCGGGATCTGGTCCAGATCGGGGCGCAGCTCCACCATGGCGCCCGCAAACCCCGACAGCCACGCTGACACCGCCGCCGTCACCCGCGCCACCAAGGGCAGCACGGTCAGACGGTAAAACGCGCGGTTCGCCTCCTGATAGTTTGCATAAGTCGCGTCCCCCGGGATCCCCATCAGCATTGGCGGCACGCCAAAGGCGATGGCAATCTCGCGGGCCGCCGCCTCCTTGGTCTGCTGGAACTCCATGTCCGACGGGCTGAACCCCATCGGCTTCCAGTCCAGGCCCCCTTCCAGCAGCATCGGCCGCCCGGCATTGCGTGCGCCCTGATGGTAACTCTCCATCTCTTCGATCAACCGGTCGTACTGCTCGGAACTCAGCGAACCCTGACCGTCAGCCCCGCGATAGACGATCGCCCCCGAAGGCCGCGCCGCATTGTCCAGCAACGCCTTCGACCAGGCACTGGCCGAGTTGTGGACGTCCACCGCCACTGCCGCCGCCTGCAGGGGCGAAAAGCCGTAATGGTCGTCCTGCGGGTGAAAGCTGCGAATGTGGCAAACCGGGCTCGGCCCCTCGCCGAGGGCGAAGCGATGCGTCCGCCCGCTGACGGTATAGTCGTAGGCCGCAGGCCAGCCATCCGCCCCCGGCACCAGCGACATCCGGTCAGACCGAAGGACATGCAGCTCTCCGGGCAGCGCCGTCATCCCCGGCACCGCTTCAAGGTACGCATTTCCCGTCAGCAGCAGATAGCCATAGATCGCCTCGAACAGCTCCGCCCGCCCCTGCGCCCCGTTCGGACGGCGCAAGAGGTCCAGCACCGGATGCACATCATAGCGCCGCTCATCATCTTGCAAGATCAACGGCAAGGCCGCTGCTGCCTCGGAGATCAGCCGCACCACGCGAAACCCGATCGGGTTGCCCTGAAACCCTGTCCGGGTCAGGGACACCGTATCGCGCGGGCTCCACGCCACCCGGCCCGAGGCCCCCCAGGTCACCACCCGCCCCGTGGCGGAGGCTTTCTTCTCCATCACCGGCGCCACCTTCTCGCTGCGCCGCAGGAAATCGAACACCATGCCTATCGCTCCTCTTTCGCCCGGGCACCTGCCAAGGGCGGTCTTCGCCCGCAAACGGACATGCCTCTTCCGCGCGCCCGCGTGCACGCCGTTCTTTGATGTTTAGTGATGCTGTTACAGGTGCCGGACCGAAGGCCGGATGACCTGCCCTGCCGGGTCCACCATCAATTCGGTCAAGGCCCAAACCAGCGCATCCAGCCGGTCAGGGCTGCCCTTGCCCTGATAGCCGGTTGCGGCCATCCGGCACATCTGCGCCTCCAGCTCTGCAAGACCCCGCAGATGCTTTACCCGCCCTTGCTCGTACAGCGCCGCCACGGGCTCTGCCCGCAGCATCTTGTTGCGCGTGGCCCGCACGGCCTTGAACGGCACCAGGGCGTCCTGCCCGCGGATCATCTTCTCAACCAGATCGCCGCCCTGATTCACCTCGGCCACCAGCCGGTCGCCATGATGCCGCTCCATCGCCGCCAGTGCCGCGCGCGCCCAGCCGTCCGGGCTCGCGCCCTTCACGGTCGCGTCCTCCAGCACCAGCGCCCGCCAGTTGCGCGGATCGCCCCGCGTGTCGGCCCCCACCACCACGATCCCGCATTCGTCCGAGGTCTTGGTCGCGGTCACCGGCGGATCCACCGCCACCACAACCCGCGTGACCTCGAATGGCTCGTCCACCCGTGCGTGCTCTAGCATCGCCGAAGTCCACAGCGCGCCCTCGACATCCTCGATCAGCGCGCCTTCCAGCTCCTGTCGGCCGCGCAATGTGCCACCGAAACGCGCCGTGATCTCCTCGATGAACGAGGCCGCGAGATAGGCCCGGTTCGCCTCGGTCGGCGCATGGGTCACAACCGTCGAGGGGTTCTTCAGGATCGCCTTCAGCACCTCTACATTGCGCGGCGTGGTGGTGACCACCTGGCGCGGATGCGCCCCCAGACGCAGGCCGAATTGCAGCTGCTCCCAGGTGTCGTCGCCCTTTTTCCACTTGGCCAGCTCATCTACCCAGGCCGCATCGAACTGCGGCCCCCGCAAGCTTTCCGGCTCATGTGCCGAAAAAACCTGCGCCACTGCGCCGTTCTTCCACACCAGCCGCTTGCGCCCCGCTTCCCACTCGGGCCGCCGGTCGGGCGGCGAACAGGCGAGGATCCCGCTGTCGCCAAAGACCATGATCTCGCGCACCTGATCGACCGTCTCCCCCACCAGGGCCACCCGCCTTGCCGCTCCCGGATCCTGCGGTCGCGCGCCTTCGACCTGCGCGCGCACCCATTCGGCCCCCGCCCGGGTCTTGCCTGCCCCGCGCCCGCCCAGAATCACCCAGGTCTTCCACATCCCTGCAGGCGGCAACTGGTGCGGCATCGCCCAGAACTCGAACATCCATGGCAGCGCCAGAAGTGCGTTTTCCGAAAGCTTGTGCAGAAACTCATCCACCTTCTCCGGCGCTGCGGAGGAGAGCCAACCTGCGCCCGATTTCATTCCGGGCGGCGTCAAGATCAAGCTCTCCGGTTCCGACAGCCCCGACGACCTGTTTGCGAAGCTTTTCAACTCTGTTCCTTTCGTCTATCGCCAGGAAAAACGCTGTCTTCAGATCCCGGATGGCCTGTGCGGCGTCCTTGACCTTGTCGTAGTCCCCCGCCTTGATGCGGTTGACCGCCAGAACCAGCTCCTCGGCAGAGTCCCGGTAAAGACCCTCGGCCGCGGCCATCAGATCAACCGGCGGCCGGTCCTTGTCTTGCTGGTCTTTGTCTTGAAAGTGCATTGTCATTCGTCTGCGCCCGCCTTTCATGCCGAACCCACAAGCGCGAAATGAAAAAGCGGCCTGAGGGGGGGTGCCCCGGCCGCTTTGCCCACTTCTTCTAGCATGCCACAATCCCTACATGGGACCGCGCGGCGAGTCAAGCAAAAAACTCATTTCAATCAAAGCGTTACGGCACGCATCGTTAAACTCCTGTTAACCCCTCAATCCCCCTGAATCCCGCCTTCTTCTGCAACCCCTTGCTGCGCCTCGATTTGCCGCCAGCGCGCGACATTCTCGTTATGCTCGGCAAGCGTCTCTGCAAATGCGTGCCCGCCCGTGCCATCGGCTACAAAGAACAGATCGTTCGTGGTGTCGGGGTTCAGCGCGGCCTCGATGCTCAGCCGCCCGGGATTCGCTATTGGCGACGGTGGCAAACCGTCGATCACATAGGTGTTCCATGGCGTCTGTCGGCGCAACTCGCTCTGACGCAAGCCACGGCCCAGCACGCTCTCGCCCTTGGTGATCCCGTAGATCACCGTAGGGTCGGTCTGTAGCCGCATTCCTTGCTCCAGACGGTTGACAAAGACACTCGCCACCCGCCGCCGCTCCTCGGGCAACGCCGTCTCCTTTTCGACGATCGACGCCATTATCAACGCCTGCTCGGGGCTGTCGTAGGGCAGATCGGGCGCCCGGTTGGCCCACGCCTCGTTCAGCGACCGCGACTGCGCCGCCTGCATCGCCGCAATCAACGCGCCTCGGTCCGCCCCCCGCTCCACCTCATAGCTGTCGGGCGCGAGGCCGCCTTCGGCCGGAACGGCCGCAACCTCTCCACCCATAAACTCCGCCTTTTTCAGCGCATCCACCACCTGCCAGCTCGTCACCCCTTCGGCCAGCGTCACCCGGAACCGGATGTCATCCGCGTCCGCCACGGCCGCAAATTCGGGCGGTGCGGCGGTGCCTGCATCAAACCGCACCACCTCGACATAGGCATCCGTCGCAGGGTCCAGCTCGCGCAGCACCACATCCGCATTGGCCACCCCGATACGGAAGTTCACCTCGCGCCCGCAGGTCGATTGCCCCCCCGCCGTCAGCACATCTATGATCTCGCTCATCGAGGCGCCCGGCGGCACCAGGTACGAGCCGAACTTCAGATCATCCGCCCGTTCCGCATAGTCCGCCCCGATCCGAAAGATCCGCGCGTCCGATACCGCTCCCTGACTTTCCAGTGCCCGGCTCACCACAGAAAGCGAGGCACCACGATCAACACGGAAGCAGACCGCCTCTGCCAGCGGTCCCGGAGCGCGAAACTGCTCCCTCCCCCACGCGAGGATGCCCGCCATCACTACAAGCACCACGATAAACAGCGTCAGGGCATTGGAGGCAACAGACCGCAACATCAGCCCGCGACCCTACCTAGGACAAGGCTCGCATTCGTACCGCCAAAACCGAAGGAGTTCGACAGCGTCACGTCGATCTTGCGGCTTCGCGCCACGTTCGGCACAAGATCGAGGCGCGGCGTCACTGCCGGATTGTCGAGGTTGATCGTCGGCGGCGCCACCTGATCGCGGATCGCGAGCATGCAGAAAATCGCCTCGACCGCGCCCGCAGCCCCTAAAAGGTGCCCGATCGAGGACTTGGTCGAAGACATCGAAATCCCTTCCGCCGCATCACCCAGCAGTCGCTCCACGGCGCCCAGCTCGATGGTGTCCGCCATCGTCGAGGTGCCATGTGCGTTGATGTAATCCACCTGATCAGGCCGCAAGCCTGCCCGTTTCAGCGCCGCCGCCATAGAGCGATAGCCCCCGTCGCCATCTTCGGACGGAGCGGTGATGTGATAGGCATCGCCCGATAAGCCATAACCCAGCACTTCTGCGTACATCCTTGCCCCGCGTGCCTTCGCATGCTCGTATTCCTCCAGCACCACGATCCCCGCGCCTTCGGCCATCACGAACCCGTCGCGGTCCGCGTCATAGGGACGGCTCGCCTTCGTCGGGTCATCTGCCCTCTTGGTCGACAATGCCCTGCATGCGTTGAACCCGGCGATCCCGATCTCGGATATCGGGCTCTCCGTCCCGCCGGCGACCATCACATCGGCATCTCCCCACTGGATCAGCCTGGCCGCATCGCCGATTGCATGCGCGCCGGTCGAGCAGGCCGTGACCACCGAATGGTTCGGCCCCTTGAACCCAAAGCGGATGGATACCTGCCCTGATACGAGGTTGATCAGCGCCCCGGGGATAAAGAAAGGCGACACCCGCTTCGGCCCCTTTTCCTTGATCAGGATCGCCGTCTCCGCAATCGTGGAGAGCCCGCCGATACCCGATCCGATGACGACCCCGGTCCGGCAGCGCTCTTCCTCCGTCGCAGGCTGCCACCCCGAATCCCTAACCGCCTGTACCGCCGCGGCCATCCCGTACAGGATGAAGTCGTCCACCTTGCGGCGGTCCTTCGGCTCCATCCAGTCATCAGGATTGAAGGTACCGTTTGTTCCATCCCCCATCGGTATTTCGCAGGCATATCGGGTGACAACCGACGAGGCATCAAACCGGGTGATCGGCCCGGCCCCCGATTGCCCAGCGATCAGTCGCGACCAGGTTTCCTCAACGCCGCACGCCAACGGCGTGACCATCCCCATCCCAGTGACCACGACACGCCGCATGCAGATCCCCATCCTTAAGCCAGTCCGGCTGATACACGGGCAAAGGCCCTCACGCAACCAAGCCTCGGGAGCCGCGCTCGTTGCCGCCGCCAGGACACAGCGGGCGCGGCATCGCCCGGTGCGCGGTCGGCGAACCTTATTCCACCTGCCGCGCCAAAATCCCCAGCACCGCCATCAGCACCTGGGATGCCATCTGTGCCCCCAGCCCGTCAACATCGCGGTCCGGCATCAACTCCACCATGTCAAACCCCACAATCCGTGCCTTTTCGGCCACAGCACCCACCAGTTCCAGCACCTGCCAATAGCTAAGGCCACCAGGTACCCGGCCGATCACCGCGGGCATTACACTTGGGTCCAGCGCGTCAACGTCGAGGCAGATGATCACCTCCGCCCCCTCGGCCACCAGATCCACCGCCCGCCATACCCCGTCGCGCGCGACCTCCCCGGCCGAGACGAACTGCACTCCCCATGCCAGCGCCTCTTCGGCATCGCGCATCCTGGCCGAGCCTATTCCGCGCTGGCCCACCTGGATGATCCGCTCCACATGCGCCATCTCGCTCGCCCGCCGCATTGTGGACGACAGGCCCATCCGTTCCCCCTCCACCTCGTCGCGCCAGTCAATATGCGCGTCGATCTGCAGTATCGTGAACCGCCGCCCCCGCGCGCCGTATGCCTCCAGCATCGGAATCGGGATGCTGTCATCCCCGCCAATCAGCACCGGAATCGATCGCCGGTCGAGGATCTGGCTCACCGCGCCGAAAATCCGCGCGCGGTTTCCAGGCGCGTCATTCTCGGCCTGTGGCAAGTCGCCCGCGTCCACGGCCGCGCGCCCGCGCGCCGGAAACACCGGACCCCCAAGATCGAAGTTGATGTGGTTGAGATTGCGCGACAAAGCCGCCGCCGCACTGCGGATCGCGCGCGGACCGTCGGCGCAATAGAACCCGACCGATGGATAGGGCGTACAGCCCGCCGCCCCCACCAGCGCAATCCCCGCCTCCAGCCGCGCCAGATCGCGGCATTTCGGCAGACCCAGAAAGGTCTCTGCCCCTGCCTCCGCGCCGAACATCGCCGCAAGGCTTGCCCCACTGACCGCTCCCATGCCGCTCCTCCGCC